TGGTTCTATGGGGGATACTATAGGATCGGTACTTCGTCAGGTTATAAACCTAGCTACATTCTGTAAGAAAGTGTCAATTCCTTTCAGAGTTATGGGGTTTACTAATAACCATTCCAGAAGAGATTTTAGTAATGTAAAGACTAATATTGATCTAAGAAGTGTTGCTCTATTCGAACTAGTCACTTCTGACATGAACCGTAAAGACTTCAACCGTGCTATTTCCGATTTGTTTATTCTTTCGGGTCGTGATTCATACGAACGCTATCACTACTCTTCTGAGTATGAGCAAATGGGCGGAACTCCGTTAAATACCGTTATCCTTGCAGCAGTTCGTATTGGTCAACAGTTCAGAGCGAAGTATAACCTTGATAGACTAAACACCATATTCCTAACAGACGGCGCTAGTCAAGAGATTGAGCTTCAAAACTCTTGGGTTGGTTACGGTTCCACGCAGTACGTATATGATTCTGGTAAGAGAATTGAGATAGGTAAACGTCATAGAGAAACGCCACCTCTGATGAAGTACTATAAAGAAGCGACTGGTTCTACAGTTATTGGTTACTATGTTGCCGAACGTCGTTCTCATGCGTTAGACTTCTATAGAAGAATCGTTGGTGCTGATTGGTTTGAAGCGGATACTCTGGCTCGGTTGGCTATGAGAAATAAATCTGCCGTTGTTGATGAATGCCCTGGATATGATCGTATGTTTCTATTGAAAGGTGGTAAGAACCTTGATACAGATAATGAAGACTTTGAAGTGAAGTCTGGCGCTAAGAAAGGGGAGTTGACTCGACAGTTTAAGAAGTTTACTGGCTCTAAGAAAACCAACCGAGTCCTTACTACTAAATTCGCGGAAATCGTGGCTTGATATAACAAAACGGTATAAAAAAGTTTTAAAAAAGACTTTACATACCGTTCCTTTTGTAGTATAATACCTGTATTGAATTGATTGAGAGAATATACATTATGAATAACTTTACTCCGTTTCTAAAAGAACTTGCTGCTCGTTACCCTGACCAGACCACTTTCCGTAATGCTGAGATGAACATTGTAGCCAAAGCTCTTGGGTATACCAATGGATCAATATACGATAAGATGCTTGATAAAACGACTGATCGTATCTCTCGTGGCGTCTGGAACCTAGAATCTAAGTTGGCACCTTTCCGCCGAATCGAAGGTGGTCGCGCTTTCGAAACAGCTCCTGCCCCTGCTATGACTTCTTCTGTTCAATCTATCTCGAACGATGAAATCTATATCCCAGAAACTGATCCTACTTATGTTTCTTGGGGCAACTTTAAAGACCTTCGAATGATTATTGAATCTCGTATGTTCTACCCGACCTTTATTACTGGTCTATCTGGTAATGGTAAAACAATGATGGTTGAACAGGCATGCGCTAAACTGAATCGCGAGTATGTTCGTGTTCAGGTAACTCCCGAAACTGACGAAGACGATTTGATTGGTGGATTCCGCCTAATTAATGGCGAAACTGTTTTTGTTAAAGGTCCGGTTATCAAAGCAATGGAAGCAGGTGCTATCCTACTGATCGATGAGATCGATCGTTCTTCTAATCGCTTAATGGCTTTACAAGGCGTTCTAGAAGGTAAACCAGTTCTGATTAAAAAGACTGGCGAAGTTGTTAAGCCTAAAGACGGGTTCAATATTATTGCTACTGCGAATACAAAGGGACAAGGTTCTGATGATGGTAAGTTCGTATCTGCTACTATTATTGACGAAGCGTTCCTTGAGCGTTTCTCGATTACGGTTGAACAGCCTTATCCTTCAACTGCGATTGAAAAGAAAATCGTCCTGAACCATATGGATAAGTATGGTCGCAAGGACGAAGACTTTGCTGTTAACCTGACCACTTGGTCGGATATTATTCGCAAGACCTACGTTGACGGTGGTGTTGATGAAGTTATTTCTACTCGTCGCCTATGCCACATTGTTCAAACTTTCGCTATCTTTAAAGATAAAGAGAAAGCGATTGACCTTTGTATCAGCCGTTTTGATGAAGATACAAAAGAAGCTTTCAAAGACCTATACTCAAAGGTTGATGCGAGCGTTGGGAACCCTGTCCCCGAAGCTGGTCAAGAAAGTACCACTTCAGTTGACGATATTATAAATGACATTTTCTAAGGAGATTATATGAGCATTGATTATAAGTTTAGAGAAGATGAGTTGCTTGATGAAATTAAGAAATACATCGACTCTACTTATGGAGCCCACTATGGTGGTAGTAAGATTCAGACCTCGGAGGTTATTGTAGACCGAGGTCGAGGGATGGGATTCTTCCTTGGTAACGTGGATAAATACTCTAACCGTTATGGTCAGAAGGGTAGTATCGAAGATTATCGAAAGGATCTATTGAAGGTAATACACTATGGATTACTTTCGTTATATGAGCACGACAGATTACACAAAGGAACTGATGCCTTAGATTCTGCCGAGCGTGAATGTGAAGAAACTGTTCAAAATTATTTTAAAAAATAAGAGAATAAAGCTTTACTTTAGTGATGTAGTATAGTATAATACTTGTATTGAAATTAGGAGATTGTAATGAAACTATCAAATGAAACCTTTAACGTGCTTCGCAACTTCGCAAGCATTAATCCAAACTTAGTAGTCCGTGAAGGTTCTACTATTAAAACCATTGCCGAGAGTAAGACAGTCCTTTCTTCTGCTGAAGTTCCGGACGTGTTCCCTCAAGAATTTGGTATCTATGACTTAAACTCTTTCTTAACCGTTGCAGGTATGATTGATGATCCGGAGTTTACTTTTAACGAAAGCTCTGTCACCATTTCTAATGATGACGGTTCGCAGTCTTTTGAGTATTTCTTCTCGGATGCCTCTATCTTGACCAGTCCGTCTAAAGACATTACTATGCCACCTAGTGTAGTGAAGTTTACTTTGACCGACTCTCAGATGGCAGCTATTCGTAAAGCAGCTACTGCTATTGCTTGTACGGATGTGGTGATTATTGGTGAAGAAGGTTCTACTGAAGCAACTGTTGAAGTAACTGATGTTAAAGTATCTACTGCCAACACCTTTAAAATGAAACTTGGTACGATTGCTGCTCGTCCTGACGAAGCATTCAAACTAGTATTCAATATCAATAACTTTAAGTTCTTGCCAGGAAACTTCGATATTTCCGTATCGTCTAAGCTCATCTCTGAGTTCAAAAACGACGATGCGAAAGCGACATATTGGGTTGCCCTTGAAAAGACATCAACTTTCGGAGCGTAATACTATGACTAAATATATTCTCGCACTTAATGCTGAAACGGCAGATACCGATTATGGTGATGCTGAATGGGCAGATATCTCTCATCGTACAGCGGTGGCTGACGCTGAAGATTTAGAAAATGCGTTCATCAAAATCGCAAAAGCAATGGGATATGAAGATTATCTCGTAACAGTAACTTTAAAACTCTAACTTAAATAGGAAAATATCATGAGTGAAGTAAACCAAGAAGCACAACAAGAAATCCAACTAGGTGTTCAAGACCTAGCAGCTGCGGTACAGATTATCGATATCTGTTCAAAACGTGGTGCCTTTGAAGGTGCTGAATTAGAGCAAGTTGGTGCTGTTCGTTCTCGTTTTGTTGCTTTCTTACAAGCAAATGCCGAGCAAGAAGAACAAGCTGAAACTGAAGAAGTAACTGAAGAAGCTGCGGAATAATCCGTAGCTTTACCTTTCCCCATATTAGGAGTTTATTATGAGCATTGTAGTCCCAACATCTGAAGCCGATCGTAAGAAAATCCGTGACGCTGTAACCGAAATCTCTTCATCTATGCTACGTACTGAGTCAGAGCGTGATCTCCAGAAGGAAATCTGCGCAAAGATTAAAGACGAAATTGGCTTAGACCCTAAGTATCTTAAGAAACTTGCTACTGTATATCACAAGCAAACGTTCGTAAATGTACAGGAAGAGAACGAAGGTTTTGAAACCCTTTATGAGGAAATCGTTAAGTGAGCGATATCTTCGACTTCGGCTTTACCGCTGTAGACGAGACCGAATTAGAAGCAGTACAGCAAGCCCAACAAGTTGCCAACGAAACGTCTTCGACGGCAACTGAGTTGGAAGAGAAAGTCAATAAGTTATATAACACGATATTACCACTGTTATCTAACCTAAAGAAGAATCCCGAAAAGGATTATATCTATTGGCCAAACCGAGTTGAGAAGGTGGATCAGTTTGAAGACCTTCTAAACAAAATTGTTAATGAGTAAGGATATATTATGTTACTACCAGATATTACATTTTACATGCGCGAGCGTGATGAAACAATCGAAGGCGATAACCCTTTTAAGTGGGTATACAATACCTCTAAAGACCTATTTGCGGGCAAGAAAGTTTTAATCTTCGGATTACCAGGAGCATTTACTCCTACTTGTTCTAACTCTCAGCTTCCAGGTTATGAAGCTATGTACAACCAATTCCTAGAATTAGGTATTGACGAAATCTATTGTACTTCGGTAAATGATTCTTTTACTATGTACCAGTGGGCGCAAAGTCAAGGTATCAAGAATGTTCGTATGCTCCCTGACGGTAATGGCGAATTCGCTGCAGGTATGGGCGTATTGGTCGACAAATCTAATCTTGGGTTTGGTAAACGTTCATGGAGATATGCTGTAGTTGTTGATAATCTAGAAGTCGTAAACTACTTTGAAGAAGATGGTATTATGGATAACTGCCCTGCGGATCCGTACGAAATCTCTTCGCCAGAATATGTAATAGAATACTTAAAAGGAGCACAATAATGGAATTAAATGATATCGTAACAGTCGTCGCTATCTCTGGCGAGTACGTAGGTAAATACAAATCTTCTACTGATGGGACTATTACATTAGAAGATCCTCGTATGTTAATCACCAACGAAAGTGGTATGGGGTTTGCAGCTGGTATCGCTGTAACTGGTGAAGCTGACCCTCGCGAAGTGACTTTCGGTCAGTTTGTGTTTGTAGTAGACACAAATATGGAAGTGCAGAAAGCTTATCGCCAAGCAACTTCGGGTATTATTATTTAAAATAATACTTTACTTTATTATGATTATGGGGTATAATATGAACAACTTGTTAAATCAAGATACACCCGACCTCTGCTTTTGCGATAAGTGCTCATCGTGGAAGCCGAGGGATCAGTTCTACTTGAAGTCTCCTCGGGATCGAAAGTTCCCAGGAGATATTCGCCAAAGTTCTGGTTGTAAAGATTGTTATCTTGCTAACAACGGAAAGGTTCGGTTGGAGAAGTATTCCTACGAGCCGACCAATACGTTAGAAATGTTTTTAAATAATGGAGAAAGTGAATGTCAAACCAAGAATTCTTATTCGTTGAAAAGTACCGCCCTAGAACTATTTCTGAAACGATTCTCCCGAAATCGTTAAACAAAACCTTCTCTGAGATTGTTAAGGGTGAAGAACTCCCTAATATGATAT